GGAGTTCTGATAGATGTGACTTCTCTTGAGAAGCTATATCAGTCCTTGCTAAAAAGAAGACTGGAGTTAGAAAAAAATCTAGCTTCAGTCTTCCAAAACTGGGAAAGACTAGACAGTGTATTTAGACCTAAAAGAGATAATGCAAAGTTAGGTTATAAAAAAGGTGTTCCGATAAACAGATACGTTACAGAAGTATTCAATCCTAATTCTAGAGAACATATAGCTAATAGACTTCAAGTTTTATTTGGTTGGAAGCCAACTCAATTTACAGCAACAGGTAAGCCAGAAATAAACGAAAAGATTTTATCACAACTTAAATTTCCAATCGCTAAAGTTTTAGCAGAACATTTTTTAGTTCAAAAAAGAATTTCACAATTAGCTGAAGGTGAACAGTCATTATTAAAATCAATATCAAATGGAAAAATTTATGGAAAAATTATTGAAAACGGAGCAGTCACAGGAAGATGCACCCATCACAGTCCTAACCTTGCACAAGTACCAAGCAAGGATAGTTTATATGGTACTGAATTTCGTCAGCTTTTTATTGCTCCTACCGATATGGTTATGTGTGGTATTGATTTTTCTGGTCTTGAGCTTCGTGTCCTTTCTCATTACTTATTTAATTTTGACGATGGTTCTTTTCAAAAAGAATTACTTGAAGCAGATATACATACCGCCAATCAAAAAATTCTCGGATTATCCTCACGTTCTCAAGCTAAAACTTTTATATATGCTTACATATATGGTGCAGGAAATAAAAGAATTGCTGAAATTATTGGAACGTCTGACAACGAAGCAAGAGTAGTAAGAGAAAAATTTGAAGAAGCATTACCAGCTTTAAAACTTCTTAATCAATCAGCTAGAAATAAATTTAGAAGTACAGGTTATTTAAAAGGTTTAGATGGTAGAAAATTAATATGTAGAGCAGAATATTCTACATTAAATACTTTAATACAATCCGCAGGAGCTTTACTTGTTAAACAAGGAACAATTATTTTAAATGATAATTTAGTTCGTAATGGTTTTGTATGGGGTAAAGATTATGCGATGGTTCTGCATATTCACGATGAAATGCAGTTTTATGTTGTTAAAGAAAAAATAGAACAGTTTAAATCTATTGCTTCATTAACTTTTGATTTAACACAAAAACATTTTAATTTTAGATGTCCACTGACTGGTGAAATTAAAGTAGGCAGTAATTGGTCTGAAACACACTAACAAGTTCGACTTGGACTTGGCTTTTGGTCAAAAGTATGAAAACGAATTTCAAAAAATAGTAGAAGGTACAGTTGAAGTTAAAGCAGACAGACTTTGGCAAAAAACTTCTAATTTATTTATTGAAATAGAAAGCAGACAGAAACCATCTGGTATTGCAGTAAGTACAGCTAGATATTGGGTTTTTTTTCTAGAAGTTGCAAAACGTAAAGACCAAATATTTATAGGTATTCCACTAGATTTATTGAAGAAATTTGTAGTTGGTTATCCACTTAAAAGAGGTGGAGATAACTTTACTTCAGTAGGCCACGTAGTTCCAGCAAAAGACCTCGTAGATTTTTACATTCAAATAAAACAATTCGGAGAAAAAAAATGACAAACAAATCCTTCTTTTACAAAAAAAATGCACACGTCACTGAACCTGAATGTAAGTGCAAAGATATTATTGAAAGAATGAATGAGCAAATTGAAAACTTACAAAGAATAATCAAAGGTAAAAACGATGAAGAAAAAAGAACTAGACAGGATTGAGTTGTATAAAAAATACAAAATAGTTTTTATAGACCCAACAGGAGATACAGGTTGGTGTGATGAAAAAGAATTTGAAAACTTTAATCCTGACCATTGTGTAATTGAAGGTTATGTTTTTTCTAAAAACAATAAATTTGTAAGAACTTTTGCATCTTATTCAGTAGATGAACATTTTAGAATTACCTCTTTTGGTGACAGAAATGTTTTACCAACTAATTGCATTGTTGAAATGATTTTAATTAATGGAGAAAAAAAATGAAAAATATGAATGAGTTTTATGCTAACAAAGATAAAGTTATGTTGGTAGATGGTGATTTACTTGCTTATAAAATCTGTTCTTCTCAAGAAACACCAACAGACTGGGGTGATGATGTTTGGACATTACATTGTGATTTTAGGATAGTAAAACAATTATGGGTTCAATCTATTCAATTTTATTTAGAACATACAAAATCAAAAGATGCTTTAATTTGTTTTTCAGATAAAAATAATTTTAGGAAACAATTAGATAGTTCTTATAAATCTTATAGAAAAGCTATTAGAAAACCTGTTTGTTATAATGAATTAAAAAAATGGATTACTAATAATTTTAAAACTCAATCCTTTCCTAATTTAGAAGGTGATGATGTTATTGGTTTATTAGCTACAGGAGAATACAAAGATATAAGTGTCATAGTATCTGGTGATAAAGATATGAGAACAATTTCTGGTTGGCATTGTTTTATAATAGATGACAGTATTGAATATGTAGATGCTAACAAAGCTGATTATAATTTTTGTACTCAAGTTTTAGTTGGTGACCAAGCTGATGGTTATAAAGGTTGTGTAGGTGTTGGAGCTGTAAAAGCATCTAGAATTTTATTAGATAAGAAAAATATAGATGAATTATGGGAAGCAGTAATTAATGAATTTTTAAGAAATAAATATGTACCTGACGATGCCTACCACCAAGCAAGATTAGCAAGAATATTAAGAGCTGGTGAATACAACTTTAAAACAAAAAAACCTAAACTTTTTAATTATAGATATGAAGACTTCACAAATTCTGCAACAAGCAGAAAAGCTAGTTAATGGCGATAGAGATAGAACTCACGGAGATAAATTAATTAATCACAAGAATATAGCTTTACTTTGGAGTGCTTATTTAGAAATGAAAATAACACCTAAAGACGTTGCTATTCTTATGGTTTTATTAAAATTAGCCAGAACAAAAGCAGGTGAACATAACATAGATGATTATGTAGATGCTTGTGGTTATTCGGCTATTGCAGGAGAGCTAAATGAATAAAAAACCTAATAGGTTGCACTTTAGGAGTAGCCAATGTCAGATAAATTAAAAACACCTATTATTAGAGAAGATTTAATAAAATATCTAAATTCTCTATTCCCAGACAAATGCCCAGATTTAAAAGATAGTGAAAAAGAAATTTACTACAAATCAGGCCAAAGGTCAGTCGTAAATCATTTAATCAATCAATTTAACATACAACAGGAAAATTAATATGTGTCCAAGTCCAAAAGCACCTAGTCCACCACCAGCACCAGAACCTTTACCGCCAACACCACCAGCAGTTTCTCAAGGTGTAGCAGGTAAAAAACAAATGTCACCTCAAGTAGCTGGAGAAAATGAAAATGCTTCTACTACAGCATCTAATAAATCAAGAATTAGATTAGGCAGAGGTTCTTTAAGAATACCTCTTACTTCAGATGGTAGTGGCTTAAATTATCCAACTAGCTAGAAAGCTAAACTTTGGAACGATATACGTTATCGGATAAAGTCAATTCAGAAAAATCTAAAATTGAGAGTGAATTTACAAAGCTAGAAAGTAATAGAGAAGTATTTATAGAAAGAGCAAGAGATAGTGCAGAACTAACTATACCTCATTTATTCCCACCTAAAGGTTCAAACGAAAGTACAAACTTCCCAACACCATACCAATCAGTAGGTTCAAGAGGTGTTATGAACTTATCATCAAAGCTAATGTTAGCTTTATTTCCCCCACAATCACCATTCTTCCGATTAGGAATAGATGATTTAGTTTATAAAAAATTACAACAAGACCCACAACAAAAAGAAACTATAGAACAAGGTTTAGCTCAAATTGAAAAAGCTATAATGGATAATATTGAAGCTACTTCAGATAGAGTTAATGTTTATGAAGCTCTTAAACAATTAATTGTCGGTGGTAATTGTTTATTACGTCTAACTGATAAAGGATTAAGAGTTTATCGTTTAGAAAATTATGTAGTAAAAAGAAATCCTCAAGGAGAAGTTTTAAAAATTATTATTAAAGAAAGCATTAGTCCAAGCTCTCTCCCACCTGAACTTGCAAAATTAATTACAAAGAAATTAGATGACGAACAAAAAAATCTTAATTTATATACTTACATTTATAGAGAACCCAATAAGTATTGTTTAATTCAAGAAGTAGGTAAAAAACAAATTTTAAAAAAAGAATACAAAATAGATGAACTTCCTTTTCTTGCTTTACGTTTTAATAGAGTTGATGGCCAAGATTATGGTAGAGGATTAGTAGAAGCATATCTTGGAGATTTAAAATCATTAGAAGGTTTAACAAGAGCTATTTTAGAAGGTTCTACAGCTTCAGCTAAGTGTTTATTTATGGTTGCTCCAAATGGTTCAACTAGAGTTTCTTCTGTTGCTAAAGCTAATAATGGTGCAATCATTGAAGGTAATTCCGCAGATGTAACAGTTTTACAAATGGGAAAATTTGCAGATTTTAGAGTTGCATTAGACACAATAAATAAAATTGAAACAAGATTACAATACGCATTTCTTTTAAATTCTTCAGTTCAAAGACAAGCTGAAAGAGTTACCGCTACAGAAATATCTTTAATAGCAAATGAATTACAAGATGCTCTTGGCGGAGTTTATGGATTGCTTACAGCAGAATTTCAACTTCCATATTTAAAAGCAAAAATATCAATGCTTAAGGAAGCAAATTTATTACCGGAATTACCTAAAGATATAGTGAAGCCAAAAATAATAGTTGGATTGGAAGCACTAGGAAGAAGTTCAGATAGAGTAAGATTACTTCAATTTATGTCTGACCTTGCTTCAACTTTAGGAGCAAATGTTCTAGCTCAATACATTAATCTTGAAGATGCTATCAAGAAGTTTGCAGTAGCAAATGGTGTTGATACCGCAGGATTAATTAAATCAGCAGAACAAATCCAACAAGAAACACAGCAACAACAACTGCAACAATTTGCACAGCAATCACTTGCAGACCCTCGTGTAGCCATTGAGCTTGGTAAAGCTAATGCGGATAATCCACAAGGAATGATTGATGCTGTTAAACAAGTAACCAATCAACAATAGGAAAAAATATGAATACTCAAAGA